ACTTGTGCGCGCAATCCTTTTGCGCGAATCAGTTAAGTTAGTCCGAGGAGAATAGTATCATGACCAAGGCCGCGACGGTCCGGATCATGATCTTCGGTCCAAAGTCCGACGGCCTAGGTCATCCAGGTTAGGACATCCAGGAGCGCAATAGCGCAAAAAGTATCGTGGGCACACCAGCCCCCTCGGCCGGTCGCGGCGGATCCGTCGGCCGTGGCGGTAGACTGATCGCGACCGAGATTCGGTCGAGCCCCCCGATGAGCGATCTTTGCAGATCGCTTTGCTCGGACTGTTCAGGTCGCGGACTGCGTTCCTTCGACGCCAACTCAACGTGCCGCGGTCGTTTATCCGTTGGTCAATTAATGGCTCCCGTGTCTGCCGAAGACGGGCATGGGCGGGGGCGGCGCGTTCGCACGGTGGAGTGCTTGCGAGAGGGCGTCGACTTGATCGTTATGTTTGCTCGCCGGAAAGGCTAGAATCTCTTTCTTGAATTCGTCGAGCCAGGGCGCATTGATTGGCAAATGAACCGCGCCCGCTTCGATCGAAGCAGACTGGGCCGCCATTCGCATGATCTTGTCGCCGTCAGGATTTATGCCGATGGCGCGAATATTATGACGCTGCAGCTCCTGTATCAGGCTCAATCCCGATCCCTTCTTTTCGATCAGAAGGCCGCAACTCGAACATGCTGACGGCCGCCAGCGGTTGTAGTGCTGGAGAACGGTCTTTTTCAGCTCCGGGTACTCCAGCCTCGCCCGAATGACCTCCAGGATGAAGATGGACTGTCCTTGGACAAGCAAAACAACACAGGCAGAATAATCGGCGAGCTGGCTACTACTCAGAGCCGTGTCCCAACTGATGATGAGCTTGTCGCCGCGTACCATGGCGGGGGCGTCCCGGTAAAACTTGAACCACGACCACTTGATAAGGTTCCCGCCAAGCGGGACGGGCGATTGCTGATACTGCGCCGAGAACTCCATTGACCCCATCGATGCTTTCAACTCGTCGAGCGCCTTTTGGGACTCGCGCTCTGGGTGCAGGAGATCGCCGATCCTGCGCCGATAGTGGCGGCCCGAGCCGAGCGGCACGATGGTTTCCTCTTCCGCGATGGCCGGCAGGTTGAGGTGGGTCCAGCCGCCCTGCTCGAGCAGATGACCGACCAGATCGTCGGGATGCAGCCGCTGCATGACGACGACAATTGAACCGTCCACCTTGTTGTCGAGCCTGGATAGGAGCGTGTTCGCATAACATTGCTTGAGGGAGTCACGCGCGCTCTCGGAATGCGCATCTTGAGGCTTGAGCGGATCATCGATGATCACAAGGTTGCCGCCGCGGCCAGTTAATGTTCCTCCGACCGAGGTCGCCAGGCGTGATCCCCTTGCCGTGGTCATTACCTCGGTCTCAGTGTCCTTGGCGGGACTGATCCGGGTTGCCGGGAAGACCGCACGATAAAGATCGGAACGCATCAGGGCACGGCAGTCGTTGGCGTGCTTTCGCGCCAAGCTCTCCGAATAGCTGACGCCAATAATCCGTAGGCTCGGATTATGACCGAGAGCAAATGCCGGAAAGGCGACGGAGGCGCAGATGGATTTGAGACTGCGGGGCGGAACCGTGATGATCAGTCGCCGCGTTCGGCCTCTGAGCACTTCGGCGAGCGCATACGCCATCGCTTCCACGTGCCAATTGGGCAAGAACTCGTCGCCGCCTGATACAATTGGAAACGATGCTCGTATGAACGAATAGAGGTCCGTGCCTATGATTGCGGTAGCTAGCAATCCGGGCGATTGGGAGGGTTGAGCGGTCATGCGATCAACCCTCCCGCTTTGCTGAGGTCGCGAGGGGTGGCGCCGCGACGTCGACCACATCATCGTTCGCCGCATGCTCGACGGGCTGGCGCGCCAAGAAATCAGCAACTATTGCCGCATATTCCGGGCCCTGAAGCAGTTCCGTTGTCGTTTCGTCGCTCTCGGTCAAGCCGATCTGCCGCCACAGCATGATCAGCGATGACAGCGCTTTGGGGTCTCCCTTGAAGGGACGTGCATATGTCGTGCGCACAAGCGCTTCCATTTTAGACATGCGCCGCGGACGATCCCCCTCACGGATCAGCATTTGCTCGTTGGAGACTTGCTTTAAGATCGTCCGCAGGTTCTGGGATCCCTTGGCCCGGCCTTTCGGATTGCCGGACTGGCCCGGCTTGAAGCGGCTGTGCACCGGAGGACGACAGTAGCCTATGGTGTAGGTTCCCCGCTCGCTGCCTTGGCCGTCAGTAGCGGTATCACTTGCGCCAGGCGCGATGGTTTGTGGGTCGGCACTATGATGATCGGGTCGCTCCGCCGCGCCGCCGACATGTTGGTCACGCGGGGAGTGAGAAGACGTTTCGTGTGTCATGGTAGCTACCTCCTGCCACCCATGTCGACGGCGCTGCTCCGATCGGCCGCCTTCTGGCCGACGCGCTGAAGTCCGATCTCCTCGAAGGTGAGTTCGGATGCGACGTGCAGAGCGTCCTTGCCCGAGAACGCCTGCCATCGCCGGACCGCCACGTCGACATAGCCGGGATTGATCTCCAGCCCGTAGCCCCGACGTCCAACGCTCTCCGCTGCCAGAAGCGTCGCGCCCGAGCCGCAGAAGGTGTCGAGAACGATGTGGTTGCGGCGGGTACAGTCCTTCATCGCGTCAGCGATCATCGCCACTGGCTTGACCGTGGGGTGAGCACGCAAATCGTTCATGCGGCCCGCCCGGAAGGTGTTCGCCCCAGCGTAGTGCCAGACGTTCGACCTGCTGCGGCCATGCCGCCCCAGTTCGATTGTGTTCAAGTGTGGGCGTGGCGCCGACACGGAATACCCCAATCATTTCGTGCTGGCTGCGGTAGAAGCTGCCTTGACCGGCGTTGGTCTTCACCCACGCGATCAGATTGAGCATAGCCCCGTAGACGCTGCGGCTTGCGGTTACCAACTCCTCAATATGCCGCCAATCCATGCACGCGAAGTGAACGGCGCCGTCGATCGAGAATTGTGCCGCGGCGCCGAGCGTTTCCGTAAGAAAAGCGATGAATGCATCACGCGACATTTCGCCCGACGCCATGGCAAACTCGCTATGCTTCACCGCCCCGCGTCCGACCACGCTGCCGACGGCCACGTTGTACGGCGGGTCGAGGAACGCCATGTGGGCGCGCTCACCAGCGAGCAGGCGGCTCAGATCATCACGACTTCGCGCATCGCCGCACCCGAGGCGGTGTTTACCGAGCTGCCACAGATCGCCAACCTGCGTGATCGCCGGACCGGCGAGACAACTGTCGTCGATCTCGTCAGCGGGATCGGTTGCCGCATCCTCGAAGTCAGCATGCAGGGCGTCGATCTCGGCGGGCTCGAAGCCCGTGACCGAGATGTCGAGATCGTCCTCGAGCAAGAGCTCGGGGAGGGCGGCGAGCTCCATCGCCAGCTTCTCGCGGTCCCAGCCCGCGCTCAGCGCAATTCGGTTGTCAGCTAGCCGCAGCGCCCGCTTCTTGGCCTCGCTCAGTCCGCAGACGATGATCGCGGGGATGGACGCCATCCCAAGCGATTTGGCGGCTTCCAGCCGCCCATGGCCAGCGATCAATACCTTATTCTCGTCAATCAGGATCGGCGCCGCAAAACCCAGCGCCCGGATGCTGGCCGCAATCTGCCGAACCTGCTTTTTCGAGTGGGTGCGTGCGTTGCTTGGATGGGGTCTGACTTGGTCGATGGGTACGACCATGTGAGTGTACAGCATGATATACCTCCTTGCCGGAGCACGCGCGGCAACGCGGCATGCCAGCCGGCAATCAAGTTGCAGTGATGGGATAATCGCAGCGCTCTGCCGATGCGCGACCCCGCACATCGATTCGCTGCGCACTGCCGGCTCATGCTGACCAGAAAGAGATCAGTGCGGCGTCCCGCCTGCACCGACGTCCTGGATCAGCAGATTTCTGCCGGCTTCAGAACGGCGTCCCGCCATCCGAACTTTGGGCATCGCGCCCGAGGCATCACGCCTCTGAGAGATGGAGCGGGCGATGGATCACCCTGTCGCTCGCCACCCTCGCATCCGTTAAAGTGTCCAAAACGGCTCCGGACAAAACCGTTCGGGGACGTCTCGTCCGAGCTGTGTTCGCGGATCGCCCGCGAATCGCAGGTCACAACCTCCCTATTAACATGATTCGGCAATCGCTGCCGCGGCTTCAAATGCCGCTGCGGTAGTGGTTCGCACCCATAGATATTTCCTTGTTCATGGAATATCGGTCCCTGCTCATTCCCTGCTAGCATCGAAAAAATTCCCTGATCGCTTCGGTAGGGAAATTAAGCCCTAGCGCATTGAAATCGTTGCAGGACTGGGCGCCAGTTTTCATGAAATCAGCCCGTTTTCTGGAAAATTCCCTGTTCTTTCCCCTCTTGCAGGGGATTCTCGGACCAGAGACCAGCTCGCACATGACTGCCTGCACCACCACGCAGTCGTGTCTACCGGAGATTTCCTGAAGGTGTACGAAAGGCCCCGGATTGGCGGGGATCTGTGCGATGGTTCGTTCTCAGAGACGGCATCGTTACAGTCGGCAGGTCGTTTCTGCGCATTTTTCTCTGGCCCCGAAATCCCGTTTCCCGGAAACGGAGACCGCGAGAGGCAGAGACTCGGTTCGAATGCCGGTTAGGCCGAAGGAAGTCCGAGCATGTGGTGCTGCCGAGACCATCCGCTGGCGGTCCGAGCCCAGAATTTGATAGATGATTTCAACTTCACCCTGCATTCCCTGGACCGGCGCC